TGGCACCAATTGGGTTCGCAAGCGTGTTGATCTCGGAACCTGGGAGTACATTTCTAACTCCGGAACTTGCTTTCTGTGCTCCGCCAGCAGCCTTCATAGACCTGCTACGAGGACCACCACCAGAGCGTCTATCGTCGCGTTTAGGGTAATAGATTTTCTTACCCTTACTGTTTGGTCCTCCGTGAATTCTTGGAGCGTCACGAGAGCCAGGAGGTACTGCTAATAATGGAGACTCATCACCGCCGGCTGCTGGTTCTGCCGCCGGGGCTTCTCCTGGGGCTTCTGGTGCTAAATCAGTTGGTTCAATCTCTGCTGGACCTCCTGGTTCTGCACCCAAGTCAGCACCAAGATCTGCACCTAAATCAGCACCGAGAGCACCACCAAGTTCTCCTCCGGCTGCTGCTGCTTGTTCGGCAACGGCTTGGAGGGCAGCATCATGCTTGCGATCATAATACATCTCGCGTTGATTGCGGATAAAGTCTTCGTGACCCATACCAAAGATGTGCTCCATAACCCAACGACGAGAGAAGTAGCCTTCGGTAGCAGACGCAGCGATGTCAAACTTCTGCTTCCAGTGCTCAATCTCTTGAAGTTCAGCAATCTTGGAAGGATTGTTTAGAGTAAGTTCAAAGTTCAAAAGGTCATCACCACGGAAGCCAAGAGTGTAAAGATGGATAATGCCAATCTTTGTAAGTTCTGCGATAATAACACGCTGCAATCTTTGAATAGTTCTAGAAAAACGAATATCTTTCTGTGCCAATGTTGTCTTATCTTCTGTGGCACCCTCACCCATAGCCAAATAAGCCTGTGGGATCTTGAGGGCAGAGAATAACTTATCACGAAGATACTTGATATCGTCAATGGCAGTAATGTTTTGTGCTCCTGCAAGTGACTGAATGTCAGTAACAGAGCCAGCACGGACAGGAATAAAATAATCTTCTTCAATAGACATAGGGTTATAACGAAGATCAATCTGACCTGTACTTGGATCAACAACAGAATGACGCTTCAACTGCGTAACAATCTTTTGCATATACTGCTCAACATCCTGTGGAGGGATGGCACCAACATCAATCTTGAATACACGACGCTCGGAAGAACGAACAACACGATAAGCCATCATAGAGTCTTCCATAAGAGTCAATTGACGCCAAATACGACGAGCAGGCTCTAAAATAGAGGAGCCATATGGAATATGCTTGTCGTTTCCTAAAATGCGGAAATGACAAACCTGCCAGTTTTCAAAAGTCATACCAGCAGAGTTCCACTGATACTGAACATAGTTTGGGTTTGTGGAATCCTTGCCCTCTAATCTTTCAATCTCTTGCGGAGGAAGAGCAATAACAGACTTAACGCCGTACTTATCATCAATGTCTAAATACAAAAAGAAGTCTCCATACTTACACATTGTGCGAGACCAACCAAAAAGATTGTATTTAAGGTTGAGAACCTGATCAAAAAGAATGTTTAGTACTGCTCTGATCTCTTCGTTGCTGCATTTAATGTTGAGCATAGGACGAAGTTCAGAGTAAGTGGTCATCTCATCAGCATAAATGTCTAATGTAGAGGCAATCTCTGGTGTATATTCCATCTGATCAAAATCAACATAACGCTCTGTGCGTCGCTGATTAGCAACCGCGTCTGTAGCAACAACATCAAGAGGATTATAAACAGACTTTTTAAACTGTTGTCCAGAAGCGGACTTAAAGCGAGAACCAAACTTATCTAAATGCTGGCGACGAATACGACGACCAGACTGTGAACGATAGTTGATGATTGGTCCGGAGAACAACCTTGTAAGCGCTTTAAATAAATCCGATTGTGGATTTGCTGGGTTTCTTGCATTTCTTGCCATTTATTGTCTCACTTTATAATCCAACCAAATTGCTCATATGTTTTTTGTGCTTCGGTCTTTTGTTGCATAATGCTATCTTTTTTATAACCATGTTGTCCTTTGATTTGCGTATTCATGGTAGTTTTAGATGTTATAATTGCATTTGAAAAAGCCATTTGGTAATTTAGTTCTCTTGCATTTGCTTGAAGTGCAGTATCGCGGACCCAACAACAAATAGCAAGAGCCATGATTAAATCATCATGATAGCCTTTCATGGCTTGTGGTTTACCATGGCTCCAAATAAATGTTTTGAACTCACTAACTACACGGGTAGAATATATCTTAATTAGTTTATTTCTTACAAACTCCTCTAATTTAGCAATGATAAGTGGTCTTGTCTTCATGCTAGTAGAGAAGCCCGGTACAGCAGAGTTATGAACTTCGGCTTGATGCTGTTCAATGTACTCGTGCGTGGACTTAATTGAATAATACAAATTAGGATAGTTATATTCTATCAGTTTATCGAGAACTGTGTAGCCAATATTATTATTTTCTACAACCAACATACAGTTTCCAAACTCTCGACCAACTTGATTTAGCATTTGTGCAAACATGTCTGGCGTAGGCTTACCTTGGTATTCTGCAATGATTTCAAGAGTTTCTAGTTTTAGTATGTGAAAAGTGGAATAGTCTTCACCATCACCGCGAGCAACATCTGCCACCATCAAATAGTTACAAGATGGATCAAATTCTTGCCACATCCAAATGTTTCTGTCAAAGCCGGTTCGGTATTTTGGTTCGCAAACATTTGTGAGTAGCCACTCCATGTCCTCTGAATCAATAACTGTGTCGCCAGAAGTATTGAAATTACATTCTAACTCCTGTGCGATTTGTCTGCGGGACATATTTTTAGTTTCTTTACGATACCACTCTTGATCTCTATCAGGATGAACATCCCAAGGCAAAACTGTTAAGTTAAAATTATTTGCTTTTGCCTCTGCGTCAGTACAAGTTTTATGAAACCAGTTGCCAACACCATTAGGAGTAGATAGGGCAATACATCGACCACCAGTAGACAGAGTAGGATACAAACCAGTCCAAAGTTCTTCTAGTCCTTCGATGTGTGCTGCCTCATCAAGGACCAACAAGGACAACGCCTCTGAACGACCAGCGTCGCCAGAAGTAGAAGCAGCCTTGATAGAGGAGCCGTTAGATAACTCAAAAGATGTGCGGTTATCGATGTTGATGTTTGCGATACGGATCCATTCGGGAAGATTCTTCATAATCTTCTTAACTTTGTTTACTAAGTTTCCTGCTGTCGCAAACTTTGTAGCCATAACAAGAACAGCCTTATCTCTATGAAACAACATAAGCCAGACAATATATCCGGCTGTGATTGTTGAGATACCCAACTGTCTTGCTTTCAGGATGACATTAAAGCGATAATCATTAAAGTCTTTTAGTAGAACATCCTGAAAAGGGTATGTATTAAAAAGTATTAGTCCGTGTAAAGGATGTGAAATTCTGGCGTAAGTCTTCAAAAAATAAACGGGGTCTTTACCACATTTAAGTATTTCTTGAACTCTTTTCTTTTTGTCTAACTTGAACGCCATTCATTTCTATTGGTTACGACGGCTTCTCTAATTGTCCTGGGACATCTTGCTTTAATTGCTCTAATTGCTTTTTAAGTAAATCAATCTTATCTTCAAGGTTCATTACCTCAACTTGCTTGGCAAAATACTGGTTTGTGCTTCTAATGTCCATTAGGTCCTCATCAGGAGTAGCGGAATAACCAACACCACGCTCCATGTTCTCCATGCCTCTCGTAGCATCATCAATAGCGTCACTTAATCTTTCAAGTTTTGCCTCGATGCCTTTGATGTGATCCTCTTTAGACTCGGAAACAAAAGTATTCCAGTTTTCCATTAACATTTTCATTTCAAGATTCCTTCTTGCGTGTATCGTTTTGTGGACGTTTACCGCCGTCACCAGTCCAGCCGCCCTGACTAACAAAATCACGCCACCTATCTTCTGCCTGTGGCTTGGAGCCTGTCTCGTTGTTCATCTCTTCGTCAAGTCCGCCAACTCTAAAGTTAAGTTTAGCATTTACAAAAGAACGAACACGGGAAGAGTTCTGAACCATAACATCAATCTCGCCCTCTTTTGTAAGAGTGACTGTGTTGCCTGTAATACGCTTGTATTCACCTTTAAGCCATTTAGAAATGTCCATCATACGCTGCTCCGTATCAGACTCAAAGCCAGAAGCATAAACTTCTTTCAACTGAACATCAGACTGATAAGTAAGACACATCATGT